TCAGGCGCGCCATTTGGTAGCTTGGTACATAGAACTTATTTGATGGTGGATGTAGCTCAGTTGGTAGAGCCCTGGATTGTGATTCCAGTTGTCGCGGGTTCGAATCCCGTCATTCACCCCAATTTCGGAGCATAGCACAGCCTGGTAGTGCACCTGGTTTGGGACCAGGGGGTCGTAGGTTCGAATCCTACTGCTCCGACCATATTCTTGATTTTTAAAAAAAATCAGATATTCAAATCCCTCTAAATTAAATCTCATAGTACATATTACCCATACAACACCACGTGTTTATGCGTACATATATCTTACTGAAGCATTCCCAAATCATTCCCAGCAAAAAAATGATTTGAGTATGAAAATCATGCAAAACCCCTAATTTTAAGTACCAATAAAAAATAATTGGGTTATGAAGTTTTTGAAGTAATAAAGTAATATTTTGCATTAAAGCTTTTATATTCAATAGATTAAACTATTTTCAAAATGTAAGATTAAAGTAATATCCATGTAATTTATTGCTGTATAAATAAGTGTTTTTCAATCTAAATCCTATCTAATAAAATCAATAACTTATAAAATATTACTTATCTTATTACAAGAAATTACACTTTTATGTAATACAAATTATTATTAATTATTAATAACTTATGTTGTTTTATTACATTATTACTTCAAATCATTTCCACTTCCTATATAAAGCTATATTTTTGTGCTTCTGGTATGACAAAGATGTTTTTTAATGTGCCGATAGAAATGGAAAATGACTAGAGCCTATTAAACTGTTTGTATGTAGTAATATGCAGTACTAATGATTTAAGTTTTTAAGGTTCAATAGCCTAAGCCACAACGGTTCTTTCGTTCTTTATTGCAGTAAAACGGGTTGCAGTAAAATAGCTTCATTTAGATGAACCGCAGGCGCGCGGGTGACTGCGCGGGAGCCAGTGGCCTGCTATATAGATGATAATTATTCTCATTTTGATAATTGTTGCTGAAATCCCATAAAAAAAGCCAGCTAATGCTGGCTTTGTTGTTTCTAAATGATTAGGTAACGTTTTTTAAATCATATTCCTTAAATCTAATGATCTCATCACCAGCCCACTCATTGAGCTGCTGAATGCGTGACTGGAGTGGAGCAATTTCATTTTGATAAAACACATCTGCTGCATCTTTAATTGATCCAAAACCGCCAGTATTATTTGGAACAATACCCATGAGCTGTGGAGGTATGCGGAGTGCTGCTAAAGTATCGTCACGCGTGATGGATTTAATATTTGTGAAGTCATCCTTTGCTGCAATTTCAGAAACAGGCAGGATCTGGATACCATCTTTTTTTCCACCAGGTGCGTAATAAAATAAATTACGGAAGTTGCCTGGTCCTTTACTATCCTTTAAAGCCTGACGCAAAGCTGTAATATCATTAGGATCCTGTGCTGCGTCATTCACATATAAGATGAACCCTGCATGAGATCCATTGTTGTAATACTTACGACGAAATAAAGTAGCCGATTCATTTAGCCATGCACTTTGCAAAGCAGATATGTATTCAGGTGCTCCATAAATTTCCTGATCAATGTCTGTTTCTCGAATGTGGCAAACACGATTATAAAATTCATATTCTTGATAGCCTTTATGGTCATCACAAAGTAAAAAGAACTGATCAGAGTATTCACCACGACGCATATATTTTGCTAAAGCTGGTTTGTACTGAATTACACTTCCGAGTCGTGATTTGATTTCTTCTAAGTAAGTATTTCCACACCAAACATAATCCAATGCAACTTGTTCAAATGCTTTTCGATTTAGCTTTGCATGAGGAATAAAAAGATTAGCCAGAAAATTACGTTTAAAAATAATTCCGCTATTTAAATATGGTGTCGATTTATATGATTTGGCCAAACCACTCATACTGACCTGAGGTTCATACCAACGGCCATTGAACCATGATTCCATGTAATCCGATAATTCATTTCCATTGAGTACTGGAACGGCATCACCAAAAGTAAAGGCCATTGATTCTTGTTTGGTTGTTTTACTTTGAAAAGCTGGTAATTGGCTTCTGGCAAAACTAACTAAATTTTTTGCAGTCGATAGGGGATTCATTAATAGATCTCCATGAAAGATTGATTCATTTGTGTTTGGCCTTCAAGTGGTTCGTTATAAATGGCATGCATAAGAGACCAGGCTAGATCCGCATGTCCGATTTCTTCAGATCGTCCAGCTGTAAAGGTCATTTGGCGCTGGCTTGCTGTTAGGGTTTTTTTAATACTCATTAATGATTGAGAAAGATCAGTCCAGCCTGCGTCATACTCCAGACGACCATTTCTAATTACATCCATTGTTTTAAGTACAAGCTTTGTTTTGACTTCTGGTGAATAGCTGAACTCGGTAACATTCGGGAAAAATTGTTTAACTAATTGAGATACTCCAGTACCCATACCTGTTATATCGATGCCGATATAAGTCACGTAATAACGTAGTGTTGTTTGGCGAATCATCTCAGCCTGATTTTTAAAATCCATTCCACGGAATTGGATTCTTTCAAGTACTCGGAACTTTCCACCAGGAACAGGGGAGGGAGCTACAACAACCATGCCAGCACTATCACCACTTTCGGCAGGGTCATACCCAATCCAGACGGGATTATTTCCATAAGGCCGACTATGGAATGGTTTAAAGTCATCTGCCCAAACTTCCCAAGAGTCAACCATGCAAGGTTGAAGCATAGCTAATGGGAAAATTGATGCACCATCATCAATAAATTGGCACATCAATAGGTTTGCAAATTCTTCAGGTGAATATTCGAATCGCAATTCTTCAATATCGAATAAATCACACCCGCCATTTTCAGCGTCTAATATCGTAACGATTTGACGCCACATCCGGTCTTCACATAAACGACCATTTTTCAGTGAATCATGTGATACATCGATATCCAGTCTTTGGTCTTTAGGTCGTCCACGGTTATTACGTGTTCCAGTCCAGAATGTATATGCTTCATGAGCCATCGTCGAAGGCGTTGAAAAATAGGTTTTACGCCATTTTTTATGCAAAGCCATTGCTGACGCGACTTTGTTTAATTCATTGAAGCCGAATGTCCAAAAGAACTCATCGAAATAAAAGTTACCGTGGTGACCTTGGGCCGTTCTATAGTTTGTACCTAAGAAAGACAATGAAGCTTGATTGTTATCTGGCAGTACGATCGGATCTCCGACCAACTCAACTCCGCAGGCCTCATAAGCAAAACCTTTAATGTACTCTTTGAAGATGTGAGCCTGAGCTTTTGAAGCAGATAGGAATATTTGATTACGGCCAGTTTTGACGGCATCGACCAATGCTTCCCGAGCAAAGTACCAAGTTGCACCGATCTGACGACTTTTTAAAATTACTCGAGTACGTTGATTGCCTGCTTTATACCAATCACGTTGATAGTCAAATAAGCTATCTTCAAAAGCTGAAATAAGTTGTTCAACTTGTTCTTCGGTAAACTGATTATTCTCTTTTTTCTTCTTGGGTGCTGCATTACGCTTGGCAATGTTTGGATTAAGATCCGCTTCATTACCACCTTCTTTATAGCGTTCAATTCGGGCAAATTCTTTATAGTTTTTAAATAATTCGCCTAATTCTTTATAGTCACCACTCGATTTTTTGTTCTTTAGGGTGAGAGTCATTAAACGAACTGTTAATGCTTCTTCAACACGACTTTCTGATCGTGTTTTATCCCACTCTTCTCTGGTTTTCCAAGCCTGAACTGTACGCTCATTTTCGTCAAGTGCTTCAGCTATATCGACAATTTTCCAGCCAAGCCAAAAAAGGAATTTGGCTTTTAATTTGTTATCGAGAATCAGCTCTAGATTAGCTAATTGAGATAATTCATTCATGTTTTACGGATTGATTTAATTTCATCCGCAAACGATGGCAGGCAAGTTAGCTTTTATCAGTCATGGCAATTTGTATGTCAGTTATATACAAGCATGCTCAATTGCTACACATAACTAATATTGCCCATTCTGCACCTATTGAAATTGCCCGAAAAAACCTTGCAACAGGTACAGCAGAATGACTGATAAAACACAGCCGAAAAAGTTTAAATCGAAATGGTTTCGAGTTGCCGTGGCTGGTGACACTACAGATGGTCGTGAAATTCAACCTGAATGGATCCTCCAAATGGCTCAGACTTATAGTCTGGATACCTATGGTGCTCGTATTAATTTAGAACACATTAAAGGGCTTTCACCTGATAGCATTTTTTGTGCTTATGGAGATGTACTCGCAGTAAAAACTGAGAAAGTAACAATTAATGGCGAGCAAAAAGATGCTTTGTATGTTCAGATCCAGCCAAACGAAAATTTGATTGCTCTTAATCAAAAAAATCAAAAAATTTATACATCTATCGAAGTTGATGAAAATTTTGCAAAAACTGGCCAAGCCTATTTAGTTGGTCTTGCGATTACAGATAGTCCTGCATCGCTTGGCACTGAAATGCTCTCATTTGCTGCTGGAGCAACTGAAAATCCTTTTAATGCGAAGAAATTGCGTCCAGAAAATTTATTCACTGCAGCTCAAGAAACGAAACTCGAATTTGAAGAAGTTAAAGAGTCCTTTGCAAGTGACTTGGTGAATAAAATTAAAAACTTATTTAAAACCCAAGAACAGCAACAGCAGCAGACTCAAGAAAACTTTAGTCAAAACGAACAGGCCATTCTAGAAATTGCCCAGCAAACAGCTAATCAGGGTACTGAGTTTGCAGAGTTAAAAGTCAAACACGAGCAGCTTCAGACTGATTTTAATCAACTAAAAAACAAGCTGGACCAAGAACCCCAAGGTCAACCACGACCGCATTCTAGCAACAGCAAATATTCAGAAGAAATCGGCGAAATCGACTGTTAATTCAGTCGGTTCCAGCAATCTATTAATTCATATTTAGAGTAAAAAAAATGCGTACAGAAACACGTGCTAAGTACAACAAGGTCATGGTTGAGTTAGCTAAACTCAATGGTGTTGAAAAGGTTTCACAAAAATTTAATGTGACTCCAACCGTTCAACAAAAACTTGAAGATAAAATTCAAGAATCTTCTGAATTTCTGAAGAAAATTAATATTTTTGTTGTTCCTGAACAATCAGGTTCAGCCGTTGGTCTAGGTATTTCTCGTCCTATTGCTTCTCGTACAAATACAGATGCTACTGAACGCCAAGCAACTGATCCAACGAGTATGGATGAGCGTTTTTACTTTTGCCGTAAAACCGATTTCGACACAGCAATTAAATATGCAAAGCTTGATCAATGGGCAAAATTCAAAGATTTTTATAGCCGATTCCGTGGTGCTATCGTAAAACGTCAAGCACTTGACCGAATCATGATTGGTTTTAATGGTACCAGCATCGCGGCCAATACCGATATTACTGCGAATCCTTTATTGCAAGATGTTAATAAAGGCTGGTTGCAAAAGATGCGTGAAGAAAACCCATCGCGTGTGATGAAATCAGGTGCCGTACTAAACAAAATTACAATTGGTACAACAGGTGACTATAAAAACCTTGATGCACTTGTAATGAACATTGTTGATGAAATGATTGATGATGTTCATCAAGGAAATCCAGATTTAGTCGTAATGTGTAACCGAAAAACTGTTTCGGATAAGTACTTCCCACTTGTAAACAAAGACCAAGACAACTCTGAAAAATTGGCTGCGGACATCATCATTAGCCAAAAACGTATGGGTGGATTGCCTGTTTACTCAGTACCGTTTTTCCCTGAAGGAATCATCTTTGTAACTACTTTCGATAACTTATCGATTTATGTTCAAGAGGGTGCCCGTCGTCGTACAGTCATCGACAATCCAAAACGTGACCAGATTGAAAACTATGAATCTTCAAATGAAGATTATTACATCGAAGATCTTGGTCTTGCTTGTATGGCTGAAAACATCGAAATTCAGCCGGAGTAATTCAATATGAACTTGGCTCGAAAGCATTTCCAACAGCATCAGGCCAAATCCGCAGCTGAAACAGCTGCGGAGTTCGGTACCATGCTAAATACAAACGCCTATGAGCAGCAACTTTTGCAGCTCAACAGTGATAAAAATCGTCTCAAAAATATTCAGTCAAAACAAAATAAAATCGAACTGAAACGTCAGTTACTTCCAAATTATAAGCCTTATGTTGAAGGCATTTTAGAAGTGAAGCCTGGTGTTCAAGATGCAGTTATCACTGAGATTTTAGTTTGGGCAATTGATATCGGTGATTATGAATTTGCACTCGATATTGCTGAATATGTTCTTGAACATGGCTTGAAGCTACCCGATCGTTTTGAACGTTCAGAAGCATGTTTTATTACTGAAGATATTGCTGATGAGTTTTTAAAAACTCTTAAAACCGATGTTGCGGTAGATATCACTGTATTAGAGCGTTTAGAGCAGTTAATTACAGATGAATCCTTGATTCAGTCAAAGCGTGATATGCCAGATGAAGTTAAAGCCAAGCTTTACTTAGCCTTGGGTAAAACTGAAATGCGTTTTGTCACTGGTGAAGAGTTAGTTGATTTAGTGCATGCGACCCGTGCTCGTGATTTCTTAGACCAGGCATGTAAGCTCGATGAAAAATGTGGCGGGCGTACTGATCTAAACAAGATGACCAAACTAGCCAGTAAATTGAATGCAATCTTTAATAAAGATGAATCTCAATCATCTGAACAGACTACACAGCCAGAAGCCACGAATGTTTTATCAAACGAAAATCCAGTGGTTAATGAAAACGAACAACCAGAAGTCACCAACGTTTTGTTAAATCAAAATGGAACGCCAGTGGTAGATAACCACGGCAGTTTGGTCCCGACATCTGAATAAGTGCCCCGCACCGCACTGGAGTGCAATGGTCGTGATCTTCACATCACAGTAAATCTTCAACGAGCCATTGCCCCTCCCAGTGCACTATGAAGGAGATCTAAATGGGATTTGTCGCAAATGGTGCCGTTACACCAAGCAATATCATTATTTCCAGTGGCACATTCTTTCCTGATATTTCTCTTGATGAAATTCGAAGTGTTGTTCGTATCGATGGATCCGTCACTGATGATCGGTTAAGACAAGTTATCCGTGAAGAAATCATTGATGTAAATAGGCTGCTTGCAAGCCTTGTTATAAAAGCCGAAAAACTGGTGGATTTAGCTGGTAATCAGATTGACGGTAAACCAGATACTGAAGTGCTTTACTTGTCAGCGGTCTCTAATGGGGTGGCTGCAAAAGTAAATGAAAACTATCGAAATTATGACAGCACAAACTCAGGTGTAAAAAAATCTGAAGTAACTGAATGTTCAGTTGAAGATTATCGACGAAATAAGCAATGGGCAATTCAGCAGCTTAAAGGTGAAAACCACAGCATAGTTGAGTTGATATGAGCAAAACCATTACAGCAATTCAAAACGATACTGTCGATTCAATATGCTGGCGATATTACGGACGCAGTTCAGGCGTGGTTGAAAAAGTGCTTGAAGCGAATCCAAATCTTGCTGATATCGGTGTTTTTCTACCAATTGGCACATCAGTGATTCTTCCTGATATCGATACACCACAACAAATTAAACAAATTGTCCAACTGTGGGATTAATAATGCCAGAACCAACTACAACAGCAGCTGTAACAGCAGTTTCAATTAGCGCAGCTTCATTGCTCCCATTCGTAAATGGTAATGCATTACTTGGAGCAGTGTTCGGAGCAGCTCTTTTTGCAACAACTAAAAAAGATTTAAAACCTCTACAACGACTTTCAACAATGATTATTGCAGTGGGTTTTGGATATTTATTAGCACCGGAAGTGACTACCCGAACGTTCATTACTAATGACGCTACAGCAGGGATGATTGCTTCAATTTTTTCATTACCAATTATTTTAAAAATTATGGTTTGGGTGGATCAATCCAGCCTAACTGACATCTGGAATAAATTTCGTGGAGGAGGTAAGTCATGATCGAAATTATGTTTCAACTGATTGCCCTTATTGCATACCTAATTTGTGGTCTACGAATCATTTGTTTTGATGCTGAAGGACTTCGTCATCGGCATGGCTTCTCAATTTTAGCCACGATACTTATTGCAGCTTTTATTGGTCAGTCAATTCACATCCTGTTTTTTAAAGATCCAGTCACTTTATGGGATGCTATTTTCGCAGTACTTCTGGCCGTACTTATTTGCCGTGCAAAAGGTAATGTCGCAAAACTTATCTGGAGTACATCATGATTTTAAAGTTCGGTTCAAAAGGTAATGATGTCATTACATTGCAGAAGCAGTTGAAGAACCTTGGTTTTAAAGGTGTTAAGGGAAAAGAACTATCCATCGATGGAGATTTTGGAGCCTCTACTGAATTTGCTGTAATGACATTCCAAAAGAAAAAAAATTTAGTAGCAGATGGCAAAGTAGGGAACAAAACAAGAGCAGCTCTATTTGACCAAGATACATCTAAATTTCTTAAAGATAGTGACTATAAAAAAGCAGCTGAGCGTTTGAAAGTTTCGGAGCTTACCATTCGTGTTTTTGGTGCAGTTGAAGGCAGGGGAGTCGGTTTTCTTAGTAATGGTAAACCTAAAATCCTATTTGAACGTCATCGTATGTATGCATATTTAAGACTGAAAAAAGGAACCGCTTTTGCTGACAAAATGGCTGCTGAACGCCCCAATATTGTTAATCGTAAAACAGGTGGATATCAGGGTAATGAAGCTGAATATGTTCGTTTGGAACAGGCAAAACAAATCGATGTTGATAGTGCATTGATGTCGACGAGTTGGGGACAATTTCAAGTTATGGGTGAAAACTGGAAACAGTTAGGTTATGCATCTGTACAAGAATTTGTTGAACAACAGTTCGTTAGTGAGTCTTATCAACTAGAAGCGTTTATCCGTTTCATTGAATGGAAAACAGGCACTTTTGATAAGAAAAAAGTCACTTTGATTGATGCGCTGCGAGCAGAAAATTGGGATATTGTTTTCACACTTTATAATGGCTCAAATTATAAAAAACTTGGGTATCAGGCCAAGTTCCAAAAAGAATACGATCATTTAGAGCCTATTTATGGTGGGATCAAAGCAGCATGAAAAAACCACAAAGTTTAAGAGCACATTTACTAGCTGCTATCCCTGAACTATGTCGTGATCCTGACCGCATTCTCATTTTTGTTGATGAGGGTGCGGTACGGAGTACGATGGCAAATGGTTTATCTTTTGAATATGTCTATACGCTTACAATGATTTTAACTGACTATGCAGGCGATCTTGCTGCAGTCAGTATTCCAGTTTTGGATTGGGTCCGTATTAACCAATCTGAACTAATGGCCAATCTAGATAAAGTCAAATCGGGTATAAAGTTTGAAGCTGAAATTTTGGCAAATGATAAGGTCGATTTGGCAATTCAAATGCCATTAACTGAGCGTGTTATCGTTAAACAAACTAGTGAAGGTCTTACAGTCGATTATCCTGACGAGCCGCAATATCATAAAGCTGAAGAGTCAAAACAAGTTACGCTGTTTGATAAAGATGGTACCGAGCTTGCATCTTGGTTATCAAGAGATCCACAGCAAGAGTATTTTTTATAAATGGCTGAGCTTGAATTTCTTTCCGAGCACCTTAATGCGTTATTAGCAACATTAAGCGATGCTGAGCGTCGTAAATTTGCAATGATGATTGCTCGAAAAGTTCGTGCAAGCCAAAGTCAGAGGATTACACGTCAACAAAACCCTGATGGAAGTTCTTATATACCTAGAAAAAATTTAAGAAATAAAAAAGGCCAAATTAAAAGAAAGATGTTCATGAAATTGAAAACAACAAAATTCATGAAAATAGAAAAAATCCCTGAAGGTGTGACTATTGGTTTTGATCAACGAGTATCTAGGCTTGCACGAATTCACCAGGACGGTTTAGTCGATACGTTGAAGTATAACGGTCGGACATTTAAAGTCAGATATGCTCAACGAATCTTACTTGGATTTTCTGATGCAGAAGTAGAAATCATAGAAAACGATGTTTTAAAGCTATTCGATTCAAAATAAAACCACTTGTATATAACTGACATACAAACCAAACCAAATGCATTAAACCTTTAGCTGCATAACGATTGCAGCATGAATGCAGAAACCATCCGTCGTCTTGAAAATACTATCCGTATAGGTCGTATCAAGACCGTAACTCCGTCTAGTCCTTTTCATACAGTTACAGTCAATTTAGGAGACATCGTAACTAAAGAACTACGTCTATTAAATTTGAGAGCCGGCAAAGACTCAACTCATGATTTACCAAGTAAAGGCGAAGAATGCATTGTATTTAGCCCCTGTGGAGTCATTGAGCTTGGCGTTGTCGTTGTTGGTTTGAATAACGAAGACTTTCCTACACCATCACAAGATCCAAATATTAAATTACGTGTATTTGAGGATGGTGCTGTCATTAGCTATGACACCAATAATCATTCTTTACAAGCAATCTTGCCAGCTAATGCAACTGCCATCCTAACTGCGCCTGGTGGTTTAACTGTTAATGGGGATACAACCATTAATGGAAATCTCATCACCAATGGCGACTCAACAACAAACGGTAATGTCCAAACCAATGGCAGTACAGCCATGACAGGTAATAACACCGTTGGAGGAAGCCAGTTAGTACAAGGATCAAGTCACTCACGTGGAGACTTTAGTACAGAGGGGGATGTGAAAGCTGGTGAAATCAGTCTCAAGCTCCATAAAACTTCCGGTATTCAATCTGGTGGTGATACTTCAGGAGTACCAGTGCCATGATGTCTAGACAATCAGGTGTATCAATCACAGAAATAGAAAGCATTAAGCAATCGATTGAAGACATCGTTACCACGCCACTAGGAAGCAGAGTAATGCGACGGGAGTATGGATCTATCGTTCCTGATTTAATAGATCAACCTATGAGTGATGTACTGAAAGTGAAACTTTATAGCGCAATTTATACGCCAGTCTCACGTTGGGAAGATCGAATCAGTATCGAAAGTTTAAACGTTAGTGATGTCTTTGCTGGTGGTATGCAACTCGATTTAGAAGCCGTTCATACCCTTACTGGCCAGTCTCTTAACTTAAATATTCCACTGTTAATGGGGTCATCTCTATGAGTGTCGACTTTAACTCTTTACCCAAACCTAACTTTGTTGAGGTTATCGACTATGAGTCGATTTTGGCAGAACGTAAGGAATACTTTATTTCGCTTTATCCAGATGATGAGCAAGAGCTTGTTCGTAAAACACTGAGCCGTGAAAGTGAGCCAGTTACTAAGCTTTTACAAGAAAATGCTTATCGTGAAATGATTTTACGAAATCAAATCAATGAGAAAGCACTAGCTACGCAGCTTGCATTTGCAAAAGGTAATGACCTTGATGTTTGGGGGGCAAATTTTGATGTAAAACGTTTGGTTATTACAGAAGCTGATGATTCTGTTTTACCCCCCGTTTTAGCTGTTTATGAAGAAGATGAAGATTTTCGATATCGTATCCAAAAGAAACTAGATGCATTAAGTACTGCAGGTCCTGAATCTTCTTATGAGTACCACACACTTTCGGCTGATGGCCGTGTTTCAGATGTTAAATGTAGTTCACCAGCCCCCGCACATGCACTACTGACAATTCTTCAGCGTGACACGGCAAATAATGCTTCAACTGAAGAACTAAACACAATTGTTCTAAATTACGTATCTGGAGAGAAGAAACGTCCTACAGGTGACCGAGTACAAGTTCAATCTGCTGAAATCATTAACTATGAAATTGAAGCTGTATTAGTCACTAAAAATGTTCCTGAAACGGATCCAGTATTAACAGCCGCACAATCCAATGCCTTAGCCTATACCAAAGAACCTAAGCGTATTGGAAAAGGAGTATTTTTTTCTGACCTCTATTCAATTTTAAAGGTTTCAGGTGTCGAACGAGTAGAACTTATTAGCCCAACTGCTGAGATCCATTTAACTAACTTTCAGGCTGCTTCATGTACGGCTATTAAACTTAGCGTGAGGAGTGAATAATGAATTTACTTCCTCCAAACATGACGCCTTTTGAAAAAAAAATTGTTCAAACTACAGCCAAATCAACAGAGCTAAATACTAACTTATCAAGCCTAATTCGAGTTGACGATGCTCCAACAGATTTCTTATCTATTTTAGCTTGGCAATTTTCTGTAGATCGTTGGCAAGATGACTGGCCAGATGAAATCAAAAGAGCGCAGATTAAGAATTCAATCAAGGTCCACACTTATAAAGGTACCAACTTTGCTCTGCGTTCAATTGTAGAAAGTTTTGGCTATTCCTTATCGATACATGAATGGTGGCAAGAAAACCCTGTCAATGAACCTGGTACTTTCCAAATTACGATTGATACCAATGGAAAACCACTTTCAGAGAAGTCTTACAACACCCTTGTTGAGCTAATTCATGATTCCAAACCGCTCACTCGTGAATTAAAGGGTATTGAAATTAATGTCGTTTCAGTCAGAGGTGACACCAATGTTGGTTGTGCAATGTATGACGGTGAAGACGTCACAATCTATCCAAAACTAGACGAGACCACTCCAGCAATTTATCCAATTTTTGCTCATTACGGGCACGACGAAACAACTATATATCCGAGATCATAACGATGGCTGACCAAATTTATTATTCAGTATTTACAGAACAAGGACTTGAATTGCTTACAGAGGCAATTCAAAACGGTACTAAATTAGGTATAACATCCATGGCATTTGGAGATGGTGGTGGAGAATTACCTATTCCTGACGCTAGTTTTCGTGGACTCGTAAATGAAGTTTATCGAACACAACTTAATTCACTAGCTCCAGACCCGAATAATAAAAACTGGTTACGTGCTGAAGCAATTATTGCTAGTGCCGTTGGGGGATTTAATATTCGCGAACTGGGTTTATATGCGGGCGATATTTTAGTTGCATATTCTAATTATCCAGCAACGTATAAACCCAACCCAGCCGATGGCACTGCCCGAATCATGACTTTCCGCATGATTTTGCAGATTGATAATACAGCCAATTTTGAATTAAAAATTGATGCAGATATTGTCATGGCAACGATTCGCGCAGTTGAAGAAGCGAAACAAGAAGCTAACCAATATAGTGAACTATTAAGTAAGCAACGTATTCTACATGTTGATAGTATTGAAGATTTGCTCTCTATCACCAATATGGCGAGCAATGATACTGCCTATGTTAAAAGTTTTTATAAACCGCAGTATGGCCTATCTAATCCATTTTCTGGTGGTCATGGCAATTTTGTATATGATGAGATGCAATCTGGGGTAAATAATGGCGCCACTATTTTTAATGGCTGGATTCGGCAAATTGTTGATAAAACCTATACACCTCAAATGGCTGGAGGTAAAGATACCATCGCGCTTAATAAATTATTAAGTGTTGTACCTGAATACAGCACAATTTATCTGGAAAATGGTGAATATGACTTTTCAGGAACAGAGATTCGTAAAAATGGTATTCGTATTTTAGGTGAATCCAAAGACGGGGTAGTTATCAAAGTAAAAGCCGATCCTGTAAGTGGTGTTTTTTTTCGATGTGGTAAACGCGGGCCATCTTCTGATTATCGTTCTGATAACCTCCCAGTTTATAACGGTACATTAAACTATTGGGATGTGAATCAATACAGCCCTGCAGTTCCAGATTACCCAAGATATAAAAATATTCGAGTTGATAATGTCACTTTTTTACTAAGTGATGAAAATGGGGCTGGAAGCAGTACTGGTATTGATTTCTACAGAATTGATGGTGGAGGATTAGATGCAAAAATTAAATGGACTTCATCATTTAATTTTGGGAATGCATTGCGAATTCATTATTGTAAGGATTTGGATATTCCAAATCTTGAAATAGATGACAATGAAAATTCTACTTATTCAGTTCTCTATTATTGGTCTTATGGTTTGAACGGTGGCATTTGGAAAATTGGTAAAGGAAATTTACTTTCAATAGATTTCAAGCATAGTGTCAATGGTTATATCCGATATTTAGAAGCATATGGACGAGGAATTCTAGGCTATACCGCTGTAAATTTCGGGTATGGAGGTATTGGTAACGTTGTAGACAAGCTTATCGCTAAAAATGGTAATGTGACTATTAAATCCTCTGTAGAGTTTGATCTACAACGTGACGTAACATTGCGAGATTTGCATATTGATAATCCAAATCATGAAGGATTAACGTTTATTCATGCTCAAAATGTAAGAGTTGAAAAGTATTATATTCGTGCAAAAAGCCCCTTACTCTTTACCACTGCAGCGTTTATGACGTTTAGTGATACAACAAATATAGTGCCAGCTAAAAGTAGTGCTGAATTCATCTATGATGGAAACTATTTTTCAACTACTACTGAATCAGGAATTATAAAATATTATGAAAAACGTCCATTCCCGATTTTAAAGGATGGTTTTTTTGGCAAAGGGACCTTGCTCGCAACACCAGGCGCAACACGTGTAATTCTTACAAACGTTGCTGGGGGTATTACTGATACGATGGCATCTAACGGAAAAGTATTCCGTTTCGAAGACGGCAATATTAGTTCTCGTGGATTTAACGAGTCCTTACGAGTCTCTTTTGAATTTGAAAACTCAGCACCATTTTCTTTAGATAATGTTGATTTCGGGGATATGTCATTAAAAACAGAATCTGAAGACTTAACTGGATTTGTTGCTGCTGCACAGTTTACCACTGCACTTGACAAGTGCAAAGGAACTTTAAAGACATATATCAATATGAAATCCCTAATGTTTCTTTGGATGTTCGACTCTGATATCAAACTTGAAACAAACCGTTTTCTTAACGTTGCTAGTGAATATGTCATTGAAATGAATTCAATGGTTCGGTCAGTCTTAAGAGGAAAATGGATGGCATCTGGGAGAGTTGTAAACTTCAAAGGTGGTTCAACAGTAGCTTATACAGATGGTTATGATGATCACAAATTTAATTGCACAATCCTTCGCCCTTCTGGAGCGACAGCATCTCCACCATTTTTAACCAACTTTACAACGCGAACAGAAACATGGAAACCGCTTCAGCTTGAAAACGTTCAAGTTTATTCAGAAGACTGGAGTTCATCACTTGTTGATAATGCGGTAATTAAGCACAACGCAAGTATACCTTTAGGTGTTACTGATGCCATTGGTGGAGGATACGTCAGTAAAAACTGTTTCTTTGACCGTAATATCCCTTTCAGACGTTATTTTACTGCTAGCAGCGCTGACTCTGCTCCGAGTTACACCCCAAATTTTGTAGGGGAAATGGCTCAAAATGGAACAACAGATACCTGGTGGAAGGCAATAAATTTATCAACTTGGTCGAAAGTCTAAATAGTTGATTCTTTATAGTAATCTAGAAACTATTTACACATATCACAAAACGTAAATTCATTTAAATCAATCAGAAAACCACGGTTAAAACCGTGGTTTTTTATGTTCATTAATCATTTGTATATAACTCATATACAAACCTTAAAACATGACTTAAAAACTCCAATTTGTAAGCCTGTGATCTGAAAACTAACCAGATTACAGGCTATTTTTATGGCTCTAGATTATCACCACGGTGTCAGAGTTTTAGAACTCAATGATGGCACTCGTCCCATTCGTACAGTATCCAGCTCAGTAATTGGGATGGTCTGTACAGCATCTGATGCAGATGCAACAAAATTTCCTTTAAATACACCAGTGTTATTGACCAATGTTCAAGCTGCTTTAGGTCAAGCAGGGGATCAAGGTACATTGGCCCGTTCACTTCAAGCAATTGCAGATCAAACAAATCCTGCAACTGTAGTCGTGCGTGTAGAACAAAAAGTCGATGCTGCTGAACAAACTTCCGAAATTATCGGTGGATCCGTCAATGGTAAATACACTGGTATGAAAGCCTTGCTTGCTGCTGAAGCTCAGCTTGGCGTGAAACCACGGATCTTAGGTATTCCTGGTCTTGATACATCTGCCGTTTCAGTTGCCTTAGTCGCATTAGCGCAAAAGCTACGTGGATTTGCATATCTTTCCGCAAATGGCTGTGAAACGAAAGAAGAAGCTCAAGCGTACCGTCAAACTTTTGGTGCACGTGAAGCCATGCTTATCTGGCCTGATTTCTTAGGCTGGGATACTGCAACCAATGCGACCACTACTTTTGAAGCGACTGCTCGAGCACTTGGCCTACGAGCAAAAATCGATAATGAAACAGGTTGGCATAAATCGCTTTCTAACGTCGCTGTTAACGGTGTGACAGGCATTAGCAAAGATGTGTATTGGCAGCTGCAAGATCCTGAAACGGATGCTGGCTATCTCAACCAGAATGACATTACGACTCTCATCCAACGTGATGGCTTCCGTTTTTGGGGTTCGCGTACTTGTTCTGACGACCCTCTGTTCGCATTTGAGAACTACGCACGTACAGCGCAAATCCTTGCAGACACCATGGCAGAAGGGCACATGTGGGCGGCTGATTTACCACTTACACCTGGTCTGGCCAAAGACATTATTGAAGGCATTAACGCCAAAATGCGTGAAATGACTCAAAGCAATTATTTACTCGGTGGTGAGTGTTGGTTAGATCCAGTCATCAATACAAAAGAAGTCCTCAAGTCTGGCAAGTTCTATATCGACTACGACTACACACCTGTTCCACCACTTGAAAACTTAGTGTTACGACAACGCATTACTGACCGTTACTTGGTCGACTTTGCTTCACGTGTAACCGCTGGATAAGGACTAGATCATGGCTCTACCAAGCAAATTAAAACTCTCAAACCTATATAACGAAGGTAATTCATATCTTGGCCAAACTGGTGAAGTCACGTTGCCAAAATTGACACGCAAGATGGAAAACTGGCGTGGCGGTGGTCTGAACGGTCCCATTAAGTGGGATGCAGGCATTGGAGATGATTCAATCGATATGACTTGGAAACTAGGTGGTATTGATAAGCTCATCTTAAAACAATGGGGCGCTGCCACAATTGGCGCAATCGGTTTACGTTTTGCTGGTTCATATCAACGTGATGATACTGGTGAAGATACTGCAGTCGAAATCGTAGTCCGTGGCCGTCATGAAGAAATCGACTTTGGTAATGCCAAACAGGGTGACGATACTGAAACAACTGTTAAAACAGTTTGGTCATATTACAAACTCACGATCGACGGTGAAGTTGCCATCGAAATTGATATCCCTGGTGTTAAAGAAATGGTTAACGGTGTCGATATGCTCGAAAAGCACCGTGCCAACATTGGTTTAATTTAACTTTCCATCCCTCTGTTCATGTCCCGTGAGCAGAGGTTTTTTTATATATTTTTTGGAGCTTTACCATGCAAACTTTAGAGCAAGTTGAAAACACTGCAACCATTAATCTAGATGTCCAGACTGTAGACCTTGATAGTCCAATTATGATGGGAAATCTAGAAATTAAATCTTTAGAGATTCGTAAACCAAATTCAGAAGCATTACAAGGATTGAAAATTGCTGACTTATTACAAGGTGATGTCTCTTCAATTTTTACTATTCTGCCTCGTATTAGTTCGCCAACATTAACGAAGACTCAGATCCGTCAGCTTGAACCCTCGGATATTGCACAAATTGGTGGAGTAATTTTACTTTTTTTGCAGCCGAAATCAGCACGTGCGGAAGTATTACGCCAACAGTAGACGATGCAATAGCAAATATTGCGGTGGTCTTTCATTGGCCACCGCAAGCCTTTAGAGATATGTCACTCAGTCAACTGATGCAATGGCATCAAAAAGCCATTGATCGTAATGGAAATGATGCCGAATGAAACCCTTAAAACTTGAAGTCCTGTTTGGATCAAAAGATAGTTTAAGTCCAGCTCTCAAGTTAATGATTGGAAGTAGCAATGCTGCTTCCAAAGCATTAAAAAATACCCGTGATGAATTAAAACGACTTAATGACCAACAAAGGCAACTCGATTCATTTAAAAAGCTTAAAGAGGATGTTAAACAAGCCTCTACTGAACTAGAACGCAATAAAAAAATAGTACAGTCACTGCGTGAGCAATTGGCGGTAAATCCAGATGCTAAATTGACAAAAGAATTAAAAAAGGCAGAAACACAAGTTAAGCAATTAACTAAGGTCGTAACTGAAGGTCGACCACGTCTAATTGAACTCAGAAATGAACTAAACAATGCCGGTCTAAAGTCGAAAAACTTTGCTGACCAGCAGCAAGAATTAAAAGAAAAAATTAATGCAGCCAATACATCGATCGACAGTCAAAAAAATAAGCTGGAAAACCTAAACCGTTTCCAAAAATCACATAGCAATATGTCGGGTAATGTACGGACTGCAGCTATGTATGGAGCTGGTATGGCCGCAACTGGTACAGCTGCCTTATATCAAATGCGTAAACCAATTGAAGAAAATAAGAGGATGGATGTTCTTGAAAATAGGATTGGAGCACTTGGATTGGGAGATACGTCAACAAAAGAGGCAACAGACTTTGCAAAAAAAATGAAAACGTATGGGACTAGCATGACTGAAAATATGAGTTTAATGCTAGATGGGACATCTGCGTTTGCTGATGTTCACCATGCAAAAATGGTTACCCCAATGTTAGCCAAAATGAAGTTTGGCAATACTGCGATGTATGGTGATGAAAAAGGGGCAGATAACGAAAAAAAATTCATGGATATGCTTAAAGTCATTGAAATGCGAAATGGATTAAAAAGTGAAAAGGCATTTAAAGAACAAGCAAATATTATTCAGCAAGTCATTACAGCTACAGGTGGACGTGTCCAAGCTGAGGAGTGGTTAAATGCAACTAAAAGGGGAGGTATAGCAGTTCAAGGTCTTACAAATGAGGCTTTATATTACAAAATGGAACCTATCGTGCAGATGATGGGAGGTCATGGCTATGGTAATGCCGCAATGTCTGCATATCAAAATATATATCAAGGGCGAACTACTCAAAGAGCAGCTAAAAATCTCGATAAATTTGGACTAATTGGGGACTATTCTAAAGTTAAGCATAACAAGACTGGAGATTTATCTTATTTAGATATTGGTGCAATTAAAGGTTCAGATCTTTTTAAAAAAGATCAATTTGCTTGGATGGAACACGTACTTATTCCAGCAATTAATGCAAAAGGAATTACCAGAGATGAGGATATAGTTGATGCAATTGGTAGTCTCTTTAGTAACCGTACTGCATCGAATTTATTTTCCCAGATGTATATGCAAAGAGAGAATATTCATAAAAATATAAAATTGAACAAAGGTGCTGCAAATATCGATCAATTAAGCGATAGGGCACAAAACACAGTTTCAGGTAAAGAGTTAGAAGCACAGGCAAAACTTCACGACGCATATTTACAATTTGGCCAGACTATTTTACCAATCTATACCCAAGCACTTGTCATGGCATCAAATGCTTTGCAAGGTTTTACAGGTTGGATGCAACAAAACCCGACATTGGCAAAAGCACTAGGTACTGGCCTTTTATTGATTGCTGGTGGTTTAGTCGCTATAGGAGGCTTACTTCTAGTTTTCTCACCACTCATTTTAAGCATGTTAAGTCTGCGACTGATGATGGTGACATTGGGGGTGCAAGGTAGTGCATTAAGTTTTGCATTCCGACTTCTGCTTTCTCCTTTTTCACTCTTAAAAGGAGCAATTACTGGAGTCGGAACTGCATTAATGTGGTTAGGCCGCTTAGCAATGGCGCATCCTCTTTTGGCTCTGATTACTGCAGTCGCTTTTGGTGTCTATTTGATTTACAAAAATTGGGACACAATTGGTCCTTACTTTCAAAATGTTTGGGCCAAGATTAAAGGCTTCTTTCAAAGTGGTATTGGCAATATCTCAGCAACTATTCTGAATTGGTCGCCACTTGGCTTGTTTTATTCTGCTTTTGCAACTGTGATGAATTGGTTCGGATTTGAGTTACCAACAAAATTTTCGACATTTGGTGCAAATATTATTAATGGCTTGATCAACGGTATTAAATCCTATTTTCCGAAATTAAAAGAGATCTGGAATAAAGTTGCAGACTACATGCCTGATTGGTTGAAACAACGAATGGTTATCCGAAGTCCTAGTCGTGTGATGGCTGGTTTAGGTGGACATATCGTAGGTGGTATTGGCATGGGTTTAACTCAAGCCTTTCCAGATTTAAAGAACAAATACAATCAAGTTCTTAATTTGTTCACCAATAAAGCTCAATCGCCAGCTATGGATCAGATTGATATTGCTGCTCCAGTTATTTCCAAAATACAAACCGCACCAAATTTAACCTCAAGTCGTCAGTCTTCATTGGCTGTGGCTGGAGATACTTACACGATTCATATTCATGCTGCACCAGGACAAATAGTTCAGGATCTTGAACGTCAAATTGAACAAGTAATTACGCGCTTACAACGCGATAAATTGTCTCGTGTACGCACAATCATGGCAGATCAGGAGTAAATCACATGATGATGATATTGGGCATGTTCCCGTTTAGCATCCCGACTGCGGTTTACCAGCAGTTACAGCGCAGTACCAATTGGCGGCATCCGAGTAATTCCCGCGTTGGTGAAATGCCAGCCTATCAGTTTGTGGGTAGGGGGGAAGATACAATTACCTTAGAAGGAAGTATTGTGCCGGAGTTTGGTTCCCAAATGAGTATTACGGCTTTACGAGCTATGGGTGATACAGGTAAAAATTTTCCGCTTATTGCTGGAACAGGTAAGGTTTTTGGGCTTTATCACATTGAGGATTTGCAAGAAACCCAAACCTATTTTTTTAAAGATGGTACCCCCCGCAAAATTGAGTTCAGCTTAAAACTGACACAAGGACAGAAACCAGGAACTCTTATCGGCAATGCTGCAGGTAAATTGATAGGCTTATTATGACCCTTATTTCCGCACTAAATTCAGTTGTTGATGATGTACTGCAGGCGAGTTCTGTTCCTATTTATAAACTTGTTGTTGATGGCGTGGATATCTCATCAAAGGTCAACAATCGCTTAGGGCAAATGCGTATTGAAAACAAACGTGGTTTTGAAGTTGATACGCTTGATTTAACATTGTCTGATCATGATGGCTTGCTTGAAATCCCAAGTAAGGGCGCAGTCATTCAAGCATGGCTTGGCTGGCAGTATTCTGGTCTAGTGTATAAAGGTAGCTACATCGTTAAAGAAGTAGAGCATGGAGGAGCACCTGATACACTTCGGATCCGTGCGACCAGTGCAGATATGAAAAAGTCCTTAAAGCAAAAAAAGGAACGCAGCTTTGATAATATTGCACTGGGGGATCTGATTAGAAAGATCGCAATCGAACATGATCTTAATGACCAAGTATCTGAAGAACTGGCCAAACATAAAATCATTCATATCGATCAAAATGAATCAGACGCAAATTTGCTAACTCGTTTAGCAGATGAGCACGATGCTATAGCTACCATCAAAAACGGTACATTACTCTTTATGCCAAAAGGCCAGAGTCAGACCATTTCTGGCCAAGATTTACCAACTTACCTTTTGACCAGGACAAAGGGCGATGAACATCGTTATAGCTATAGTGATGGAGGTGAAGAAGTCACTGCAATTCGAGCTTTTTATTATGACGAGAAGATGGCCAAAAAACTTGAAGTCATTGTTGGCGATCAATCTAATGAAAATATAAAAGAATTACGTCATATTCATCGTGATAAACAAACCGCAACATTAGCTGCAAGAGCCAAACTTAACCACTTTAAACGAACAGCCGAAACGCTCACATATAAGCTGGCCAAGGGGATACCAGATCTTGTCCCGGAACAGACTTTTTTATTTATTGGGATCAAAGAACAAATTGACGAAATTTATTGGCTTGGAACAACTATTACCGATACGCTAGACAGCTCTGGTGGATATACAACGGATCTTCAGCTTGAAGTTTTTTTTCCTGATGCAGACGATGTATCAGAATTATTCGAAGACCAATTTGTCTCGGAAAAAGATAAAAAATGGACTGGTGTCGTCGTTTATTATCAAGAGGGAGATAAGGCTGTAAAGCTTACAAAAGGGGATCAAACAAACCCGAAACACTTCTCTTATCTTTATTTAACTAAAGCAGGAGCGCAGCAGCGGCTTGATCGTGAATATGCATTATTAGACCTTGAAACTGGTAAATTTACTGCTCATAACGAACTTGATCAGAAACCTTATACGGGCTTGAAAACTCAATACACGGTCGGAAAGAATAAAACCCCACGTCAGTGGGTAACTTTAGGTGATCAATCAAATCCAAAGGTGATTGATCGTGTCTTTCATAGTAAAGCTGCTGCTGAGAAACGATTAAAGCGCGAATTACCGCGCCTTAATGCTAAAAAAGATATGCTTGAGCAAGTCAAAACAGATCAAAAGTTATAAATGATTAACTCATTGCCATTATGCTCTTCATGAGCTGCTTTAGAGTTCACAGACCAACGGATTTTACGATGTGTCATTTGATAGTCCTTAAACAGTTCTCTCACTTCAGGCACATCGTTTAAGCTTAAAATGAACTTTCCTTTAATCTTATCTAGTTTGTCTTTTAAAGTATAAAAATCCTCTTTAGACCAAATGCCTTTACCATAAACATTTTCGCAATCCCAATAGGGTGGATCCAGATAAAACAATGTGTCAGGGCCATCCAAGCGATTGATGACATAATCATAAGAGCGATTTTCAATGACTACATTTAACAATCGTTCATGAATAGAGAGTAAATGTTCCCGTAGACGTTCACCTAGGCGTACACGGTTAACTCTATCTTTTGAATAAGTAAAAGAGCCATCTAATTGGCAACCAAAGGCAGAGCGTAGTAAATAATAAAATTTAACTGCTCTTTGAATATCAGTGAGACCAGATTGATCCCGTTTAAAATCGTCAAATTGGGTTCGTGAAAATAATAACAATTCAAATTCAGTTAAGAATGCATCGAAATGAAATTTTAAAATTCGATATAAGTTAATTAGATCATTATTAATGTCATTAATAACTTCAAAAGTAGAAGGGGTTTTTTTAAAAAGAACCCAGCCAGCTCCTCCAAAGACTTCAACATAAGTTTTATGTTCTGGAAGCATATCAATGATGGTTCTAGCTAGTTGTGATTTACCACCGAGCCAACCACTGAAACTATGGCCACTAGGATTGTATTGTGGTGAGAGGTTTTGTGTCATGAATCTTACCTGATTGTATTTGATGCTCTTGGCATTCAGGTAAGGCACTCTGGGTGCTCTTAAATGTATTTAATGTTTTACAGCGAGGGCATTTAATCTCAAAGTGATCAAATCCCTTAGTTTTAGCCAATAATTTAAAACAACATTGGCATTTTAAATTTTGCATATATTTTTCTGCATTAGAAAAACCAACTAAATAGTATAAAAAATATAGAAAAAGAACAAATATTTATTCTTTTAATTTAAAATATATATAAATATGTTCTTAGGATGTGCCGAATGAATTCACCAGATAACTATAACAAAATTAACAAGAACAATTCCCGCCCGCAAATAATCTGCCCACATTGTAAAAGTACTAACTTAAAGATTAGATCGAGTGAACAAAGACATCCATTACTTAAAGATGTTTGGCTCACATGCCCTAACTTATTTTGTGGTTTTACTTGTGGTGGGCATATTGAAATTACTCACACTATTTCTCCGAGTGCAGCACCAGATCCGAAGATTCATATACCTACTTTATTAGAGTTAAAAGCAACAAATGATGAGAATTGGGAAGTTAAGCCATGATCAATGTCACACCAGACCATCCAATTGCACATGAAGCCTATGAAGCATTGAATAATCTTAAATGTGATTATGTAAATATCATTGCCCATACCTATCAAAAGACAGCACATGAAGAAGGTTTTTTTATTGCAGGCATTTATCCAAATTTTAATGAAGGGGGATTTAATCGCTTAGATTGGTTAGCTGAATATGAGCAGCTGCAGGAAGAGAAGAAAATAACTGGAGTTGACTTGAAATGAAAAAAGTCCAGCATCTTACTCCCATTTTAAATATTGTATTTAAGGGCAAAATATTCTTTTTAAGCCGGGTTAATGGCCGTGAACTTATATGGCTAAAACGTTGTGAAGAAATATTACCTGAGTTGTATTGGGGCTTTTCTTTAGACTTTCCTTTTAATCCCAAAAGTATCCATAAAGTAAGGAACAGAAAACTTCGCAGAGCTTGCTACCAGTCATTTGCACTATATAAAAAATCATTTAAACCACGACCTATCCCAAAACTAAAAATTTTAAAAGATGAATGGCCATCATTAGAGGAATGGAAAGCTTCAATGCAGGAGACAACTAAAACGGCTGTCAAAAAAATTAGTGATACAGCTGATGCTATGTCCTATGCATTTCATTCATTAAATAACTTTAAAGCCAAATATATGTGTGCTTGGGATTTGGCAGAGTAGGACTAAAAATAAATCCCTCTAATAGATAGAGGGATTTATTAAAACTTATTATAAAAATATTGAACTATAAACCTCATCAAAATCATAACCTTTTATATTTTTGATTCTAGCTAAGAGATCATGTTCTATAATCAAATCAAGTAAAATATCATTACTTATTGCAACAAGTGAAATTGCATATAATTCAGTATTAGAGTAATCAGATACAAAGGCAGAAATAGCAGTAGTTTTATCCTTTTCACTAATTCCTTTAAAGTTATCAATAAAATTAATTATATAAATAAAATGCTCTATATATTGTGAATGGCATAGATAAGAATAGAATCCTATTAAACCCATCTTTTGATTAATCTTTTGTTGGATATCTTTGACCGCTTCCTCTCTTCCATTAACTAAACCTTTATTTTCATGGCAATAATTATGGTAGATAGTATGGGTATTTGAGTTAATATGATAAAAGATGCTATTATCAATTGGACGTGGAGAAATATGTTCGGGCATTTTATCTGCAAGTTCATAATATGCAGCTTTACGATTCATTAAGGGATAAATAATATTATAGAAGTTTTGAATTTTTGCTTCTTTAGTTTGTTGCTTTAAAAGTTTAGCTTGTTGATTTGATATCTTCCTTTGTTTCTTTGCGATTTTTCTTTGCTCTTCAGCAATTTTATTACTTTCCTGAGCTTCTTCTCTTTGAGCTGCTAGTTCTTTTCGTTGGGCTTCTAACTCTCTACGCTGTAATAAAAGAGAAATAAAAAGTGCAGCAAATGCTAAGCCACTGAATAAGGTATTTAATGATCCATAACTATCACCATACGTACCATAATTATCCCCAATTTGTTGCATATAAGTTTTCTTTGGGTCATTAGCCATCTCAAATTGAGCACCGGGTTTGTAAGGCACCGCAATTGGCGTTTTTTCTTTATTTATATATTCAATAAATTGAGGGTATTTTAACCAGAAACCAATCATAAATATTAATCCAAAAACTATTGCAAATGTCTCAATATTTTTCTGGCGTTTTGATTTACGTTGATCTTCATTATCTATAGACATTTTTAACTCACAAAATATATCTATCTAAAAGAAAAGTTTTAGATACCTATTCACATTAAATTAACTTATTGATTTGAAATGGTAATTAAATTGAAAGCAGAAAGTAATTAATCATGGAGTAAAAGAATCCTCATCATACAATCTCCATACTAAATTTAAGAAAAATTCATTTTGTTCTTCAAAGGTATTTAATTTTCTTAACAAAGCATATTTGTGTATAAAATCAAAAAGTTCCTCATTTTCAATAGCTAAGTAAGCCATGCATTTCATTTCATTTATGTTCTGATAGGATATAAAAGTTAATATTGCGTTTTCAGTAATTTCTAAATCTTTATGAGTCTCAATAAAGTTTAAAATAAAATTTAAGTATTCATCATACTCAATTAAACTTAATTGATTTTCAGTGTGTGAATGTACTGCATATAAAACTTCATTAATATGATTTCTAAGAGTTTCATCATCTAATTTGCTTAAATATTCATGGCTGGTTGAATAACCAAACTCTTGTTCAAATTTATTACAAAAATCATTGATAACATTCATTCCACTTTCACTATATGTAGTTAATGCATTAATTTTTCTATTTTTTTCGTCAATATATTTAAAAAGTAACTGATAGAAAGATTGAATTTTTGAGTCTGTAATTTGTTGCTGAATTAATATAGCTTGTTGATTCGCAATAACTCTTTGTTGATCTGCAATATCGTTACTTTTTTGTATTTCTAACTGTTGGTCCTGAACAGCCTTTCTCTGTAGTTGTAGTTCTTTTCTTTGTAAAATCAAGGTAATAATAAGAGTGGCAAAAGCAAGGCCACTAAATAATGTATTTAATGCACCATAAGAATCTCCAAAGGTTCCATAATTAGAGGTGTTAGGTATACTTCCTAAATGTGTTAATCCATAGGGATAGCCAATCCACATTCCCACAACTGCTAAAATTAAAATGCTACACAGGAAAAAACTTTTTAAATTTTTTAACTTGGTTGCTATTTTTTTAAACATTTTTAACTCACAAAATAAAACCGTCTAAAAGTGTTTTTAGACGGCTATTTAAAACCTATTAACTTATTGAATAGAACAGTTATCTAGCATTGGTGTACCAGCAATCTCACTATTACCTGTACACAATAATTTGATCTTTTGTCCTTTGCTCAAGCTTGCAGCTTTACTTTGTTCACTATCTGCTAAATGAGCTTGTGGTTGGTTAAACTCATATTCGCCACCAGCTTTCAAAGTGAGGTAAGGTTCATCTGAGATACCAGCATCAATTGAGCTTACCGTAGCTGAAACTAACAGTGTTTTACCCTTAAATTGTTGGTTTGCAGCAACTTCATTATTCTTATAAGCATTCAATAATTCATTTGCAGTAACTTCGATTGGTGGCTCCGCTGGAGCAGTTGGTTCAGCTGAGCTAGAAGCTGGTTGTGTTTTATCATCTTTGCCAAAAATAACACCCAGCACAACTAAAACAACGATAATTATCGCAATCCACTTTAAAATCTTTAACATGTCATACCCTCTTATTTTTTACGTAAACAAAATATAGTTAATAAAAGTTTAAGTATATTTACATAACGATTCACTATTTTACAAGAATATAACGCTAAGGTCGTATGAAGTCCAAATGAATTAAGGGCTTTTTTAACAATTTCGACAAGTGGAGGCTTTAATCCTCCTTTTCCTTTTTCTCTTTGATTATTGGCTCTAATGGGGATAGGAAAAGATTTTTTGATTCAATAACATATACTCTTTTTTTGTTTTCAATTTCGATTTCATAAAACAGATAATCTTTATTAAAATATTCTAATTTAGGAGGTTCACAAAGCATAAAATTTTTTATAAGCTCATTTTCTAATTTAGTTAAATTTTCCATATTAGTAGGATAATAAGCAAAATCACGCAATGGTTTTATCAAAAAGAATGTAATAATTATAATTGATACCAAATATAAAAGGCTTACCCAAACTACATAGGGTTTGTGAACGTCTTGTTTTTTAACATTTTCTATAAATTCGTCAAGTTGACTAACATCTTTTTCTTTTATTTTATATGAAATAGTAATAATTAATTGAAGAATGAATAAAATACATCTTAAAATAAAGTATAAAATTGCAATATAAATTACAAAAGAGGTGAATGTTTTAAACTCTTTAAATGTTTTTAAAGTAAAAATAATTAATCCTGTTGCAGTAATAATATTTAAAATTAATATACTTGTTAACTTTCGAAATGATTTATTAATGTAAGATTTAAACTTTAAATCTTCATAAACTTGTGTGAGATAAAAAAGATAAATAGATATTATTGTAAACATACTGATTACTAATAAACCATCAGGTAATAGCTGCGGCACTGAGAAGAATCGAATATATGAAATTCCAAAAGCAGCTAATTCAAATAACTGCCATATTCCACCAATCGTTGTTGGGATAATAATAATAATTGGTAAATTATCTTTTATTTTACTGAAAGTTAAATTGTTGCTGCTGGATAGAATAAGTTTAAATAAGTTTTTTAAAGTCTCGAACATTTTATTAAAATATAAAAATAGCACATCACTATCTTGACATAACGATTCACTATCGGCAATATGGAAAAGCACAGCAAAATCTGTGTGCAGGCGTGAGAACCTGTAAATTGTACTAGAGGGCAGAAAATATCCGCTCTGAAGCGGCTTTTTTTTGCCTAAAATGTCTGATCTGATAGAATCACTATGGTAGATCGGGCAGGGCAGCTTTTAGCTGGCCGTTCTCTAGTACGGTATTCTCACCCCTGTTCGGTCTGCCACCATCACCGTGAGAAGTGATGGCGGTAGGTTTGCAAAGAACTTACTAGAGAATTCACCATGAAAAGATCTATTCAAATCATCGAACACACACCTATCCATGATTTAGAAGCGTTTTTAAAACGCCAAAAACAAATCAAACGTTCCAAATTCCTCAAAAACTTCTATGAAGGCTCTGCATTTATTTGTATGGTCGCGTTTACATTCTCTTTTCTTTTTCTAGGGAAGTAATCTCATGCAAATCAATGAAAATATTATTCCCTATGTGCCCATTGCACCACGGGTTCAGGCAACCAATGAAAAAAGCCGCTTACTCTGCGAACAATTATTTTTGCTCATAGATAGTGTGACCAGTAGTCAAATCCTTTTTAACCATCAAACTGATAAGGGATTCTTATCAATTTCCCCTGATCAAATTAATGATTTGATAGAAGAACTATCAAAAACTGATCGTTCATTCAAAAAAATCGATATTAAGTTATTAAATTCGTCGCTAAAAGATCTTATTTATCCTATGTTTATTGGAGAAAATACCATTAACAGCCCGATCTGGAACAACACCGAGGTACGGGTTTGGCAATTTCGATTAAATCAAATTGCTAATGGGGTAGATATGGAACTTTTAACTAATGATGCAGAATTAAACTTAGATATGGCTTTAAGTGCTTTACGCATCTGGCGCAATTCATTAGAAGCTTCAGTGGGAGAAAAACAGGTTATTTATAATAATAATGACCTAATTTATAAATTGATGGACTTAGAGCAGCGGTTGCAAATAGTCCAGCAAAAACTAGAGGAATAGATAAAAGGCCCACTGTAAAAGGTGGGCTTTTTTATGCAGTACTCATTCTTTATTTTCGACTTCTTTTGCATATACAGAACTTAAACGCAGTAAAGCTTCTTGAGCTTCGGTGCTGAGCTGTCTATACGCTTTTAATAACAAACTTTCTTCACTCGTAAGGCCGCTAAAGTCAGGATCAATGCCTAACAGCACATAACGAATATCAATGCCTTGTTTTTGTAGTTTTGCTAGATACACCCATTGGTCTGGCACTTTGTTGCGAACATAGTTACCTAACGTATTTTCATGCGCATCGATACTTCTAGAAAGCGGTTTTGCTTTCAAGCTCTTACGTTCCAGTTCTTCTGTGAACCTTTGTGTAATCTCTACAGCCAAATTTTCGGACATATATTTCACCTATACTTATTGAAAGACTAAATATTTATGCTATAGTGATTCGTAGCACATCACTATAACCGTAGGATACTGTATGAGTACAGAAACTTCACCTTCTAATCGTTCACGGTCTAAAAAGATCACTGGTGGACGAGTCCCGTGCATGATCTATCTACCCAAAGAAGAAGTAGAAGCACTCGACAAAACTGCTGAAGAAACTGGAATGAGCCGTTCCAGCATCATTGCCCAAAATTACTTCCAAGGTAAAAAACTAACGTCAACTAAAGAGCTAACTTCAACTAAAGAGGATTAAAAACCCATGAGTCGTATGAACCAAAAACGGGATAACCGTTACAACGTCAACCTAACTGATGATGAGTCTGATCTGTTTAAAGTCGTTTCGCGGCTTACAGGGGTTAATCCTGGTGTAATCATGCGTCAGCTTGTGATGAAACAAGCCTTAGCTTTGCTAATCGCAGAAGACATTCAAGATAACTTTAGCTTAGAGAACTACTTAAACAAAGGCGCATCAGATCACCTTTCTAGGAGCTGAATTGATGCCAACACAGGAAATAGCTCTTACGGATAAAGAGAAGGAAATTGTACAGGAAGTACAAAAATCTTTAGGTCATGAAACCATTGAAGAAACCATTGAGTACCTTGCCAGACAAAGGATCCAAGAACTACTTGGAAAATTAGCAGGGCAGGAACTTAGAAAGAGAAATCGGCATTTATTTTAAGGCAGTTTATTGAAAATGATGTTTCCAGAAACCAAAACTTTAGTAGTCGAAAAATTGAAAGATGTCTACGGCTTTAAAGTAAAAGGCAACGATAAATTGCGTGGTAGATGCCCAGACTGTAACCATAAGGAAGCATCAGCTTGGGTATATCCTGAGGAACCGTGGGTAGTTTTCTGCCCACGTAAAAACGAATGTGGTAAAGAAAACCACATTCGTGATTTATTCCCTGAACTATTTGAAAAATGGGAAAAACGTTTTGAACCAACTCCAGAAGATCCAAACAAAACGGTAAATGCTTACTTGGTTGAAGGCCGTGGCTTTCCTCTAGAACCTTTAAAAGGTCTATATACACAAGAAAGCATTACCCGTTATAAACCTAAGAAAACCACTTCTATTACATTAAGATTCCCAATCACAGATGAAGAAGGGAACCCAGGGTGGTGGCAGCGCGTTCTAGACGAACAAGGCGTTTTGCCTAAAACAACGTTTAAAGAAGATTGGTCTTCAGCTGGCCACGCTTGGATGACTCCAAACACAAACTATATCGAGTCTAAAGAGATCTGGATCACTGAAGGGATTTTCGACACGATCGCTCTTTGGTTATCAGGCATTACCAGTTTTTCAGCATTATCAGCTGGCAATTTCCCTAAAATATTACTCAATCACATTGCAATGAAATGTGCCGAACAAGAGCTTTCTTTACCAAAGCTTGTGTGGGCATACGATAACGATAATGCTGGCCATGAAGGGATAAGAAAAAATATAGCTTTAGCAGAAGAACTAGGCTTCGAATCTGAAGCTGCTCTTCCTCCTGGTGGGCGTAAAAAAACAGACTGGAATGACCTTTATAAACAAGATCGTCTCAAGTTTTCAGATATAGAAACTTACAAATTTTACGGTTCTTTATTAATCGCTGAGAAACCTGTGGATAAAGGCATACTTATCTACAAGCGGTATGGAACCAAGTCATTTCCTTTCGATTTTAATAACTGCGTCTATTGGTTCAAATTAAACATGGACAAATACGATGACTATATGAAAGGCATCGATTTTGAGCCAAGTGATAATGAAGATTGGGCACAAGAGGAAAAAGACCAAGCTACATCTGAACGTCGTGAATCAGCCATTCAGCATGCTGCGGATGTCGAAATTATGATGGAATGCCGCCCACATGGTCTTTATTACCAATACCAAAAAGAAATTGATGAAGCAGATTATTACTTTCAGATAGATTTTCCACGTGGTGCAAAGACGATAAAAAACACTTTTAGTCCTTCCCACATTTCTTCAGCTCCAGAGTTTGGCAAACGCCTTTTACATGTTGCACCTGGTGTTTTTTATGAAGGAAACAGTAAACAACTACTCGCATTTTTAAAGCGTGAGCTCAAGGATATTAAACGTGTTCAGCTTATTGATTTTGTGGGATATCACGCAGAACAAAAAACCTATGTTCTAGGCGATTTGGCTTATCAGGCTGGTAAGCAATATACGATCAATAAAGAAGATTATTTTGAGCTTCCACGCCATACAAACCTAAAGTGCAATGCACCATTTGTATTAGAAATAAACAAGAACCAAGAAGAGTATCAACAAACTTGGGTTAAAGATCTCATTGATGCCTATGGTGTGAAAGGTTTAATCGGTTTAACAGCTTTTTTTGGCGGTTTATATGCTCAGCAGATCCGTAAGACCCACAAGTCTTTTCCATTCTTGGAACTAGTAGGTGAACCCGGCACTGGTAAATCGACACTGATTCAATTTTTATGGAAATTATTTGGCCGTGTGAACTATGAAGGTCTAGATCCAACTAAAACATCTAAAGCAGGTTTAATCCGTACTTTACGTCAAGTATCCAACCTTCCAGTCGTATTTATTGAGTCAGATCGGCAAGGTGAAAACTCATCTAAGCAGTTTAACTGGGATATGTGCAAAACCATGTACGACGGTGGCTCATTAGGTGCCATGGGTGTAAAGGCAGGTGGTAATACAACATACGAACCACTGTTTATGGGCACGTTAATTATTAGCCAGAATGCTGAAGTACTAGCATCTGAAGCAATCATGGGCCGTATTGTTCACGTTAAATTTTTTAAAGACCAGCTAAGCAAAGCCAGTCTCCACGCCTCACGCAACTTATCAAAATATGAACCTGAGAACGTTAGCCAATTCATTCTGCAATGTTTAAGCAAAGAAAAAGACATTTTAGATGCCTTCAATATTGGCTATGAAAAATATGATGCGATGTTGCACCAGGAACAATACAACATCCAAAGCTCTCGTATTGTTCATAACCATGCCCAGCTTATGTCTCTATTTGATGCGATGTGCCGTCATGTAATTGAAGTGCCGGCACAAGTACAAAAACAGGTGACTGAAGAGTTTATCAAGATGGCTCAGAGCCGTGACAAAGTCCTCAAGTCAGATCCAGTTATTGTTCAGAACTTCTGGAACACGATTGAAGAAATGGAAGACTCCATTCGAAAAGCTGAACATGCAGAAAGCGTCGTCAACCACTCGGCTAGGTCAGACATTATGGCCATCAATTTTGCCCATTTATACAAGGTCGCAGCGGATTATCGTTATGCACTCCCTGAAGTAAATGAGCTTCAGAATGCGCTTCGTCATAGCCTTCATTACCGCTTCATTGAAGCCAACAAAGCCATACAAAGCAAAATTACCAATTCAACAAAACGGTGTTGGATCTTCGAAAAACCAACATCACAAAGGGATTAAATATTTTAATTAAAAAAGATAGTAATTAAATAAGCCGAAATCTTTAATTAGATTTATATTAAGGCAGCTTGATCTTATACGGATCAGATGCCTTAAAGAATTATTTAATTAATAAAAAATATAAATCTGGAAAAATAAAAGTAGGGGATTATATCATTCTATCTTTATTTTTTTCCTCTAAACTCAGCTAGATGTTGAGGAAAAAGAATGCCTATTCTTCCATTTTCATGGTTGAAACCAAGCCTTAAGTTCATCATTAAAGCTTCAATAATATTTCTAGTCTTAAGATCTAATTTATCTAGAATATAGCCTATAAAGTTTTCAATAACTAACATATCATCATATATCGTTTCATATTTAACCGATGTTAAAGAGATTCCAATTGCTTTTTCCCAAAAATCTTGATAACTAATAAAAATTGGTGTTCTCTTATTAAAGTAAACATCATTATATCCCTGCTTATCAATATTAATATTTCCATGAAGTAAATCATTTCTATCATTTATTAAGGTATGAAATTTCTTACATTCATCCGAATTATAATCAATATTATCTTTAAAACCTTCACAATGAAGATGTAAAGATTGTACTCGTATATCGATTTGGTTTCGTAAAATTGAGTTAAAAAGGCGACTATTTTTTTTAATTTCTGGTTTGCATAATACAAAAATTAAAAGATTAATAAAAGACTCTGCCATTACAGGTAGCATAGATCGTAAGCCATAAATTAAACCTATAGCAAAATTATATCTTTCAGTGCGCTCTTTCCATATTTGTTGTATTTGTTCAATATTGTCACTGTAATGTAGAGGGGAAGAAATTTTATCCTCAACAGGATTTAAGTTTAGTTCTTCAAGTTTTCCAAAGAGTAATCGAATTGTATCTTGTAAGCGGGTAAAGGGATTTATAAACTCAGTCCATTTTTCTAAACTTTTTTTTGTTTCAGATATTTCTCTACCATAATTTTTAAAATCTGATTTTATTTGTTGAATAAAATCACTTACCGTTAGACCACTTTTAATAACTTCTTCATTTACATGAATTTCTGTTCGGAAGTTATGACCTTGTATTGAAATATTACCTAGATCAGACATCAACTCCCAGTCCCAATGTACTAGATTGTCTGAAGTATTGCTTTTTAAAAGAGTTAAAAGCCCATTTGGAGGACCAAATTTAGCAGTTAAATAACAATATAAATCAATAGGTTTAATTTCATTCGTAATTTCCCATGTTTCTGTATTTTTTCTAGGCCCATCATTTTTTAATTTTTTTAGAAAACTTACTGTACAAATATACTGCATGTTAATGAAGAGATCACTCATAATCTATCTCGTTAAAAAATAGCTTTAGGGGAGGGGAAATTATTGTTATACATATTATCTATTAATATATGAAAACCAAAGCTTTTCCAGTTATTATTTCCTTTAGCCTTTTTATTCTTGTAAAGTTAGATAAGCACCTTTTAAGCACCTCTTATGCGCCTTTGGTCGGCGATTTATTCCTCTAAAATATTCGTAATTATTTAAAATACTTAAATGTAGGTCTACTTATGTCTGCAGGACTGGAAATCCGTGGGAAATCGATGCGAATTTGGATGCGTCCGATCGCAACTGAACCAGCCATTAAAGAAACATTAGACTGGGCCTTTACTCCAGAGAATCAAGAAAGAGCAGAAAAACTGGCCAACTTAATAAAGCTAGAAATACAGCTGGAGCAATTCAGCTTGGCCAAACATTTTCCAAACTCAAAATACTTAAAAAAGAATCAGATTAGTTATTATGCTCAGCTTTACTTGAGCCAAACAATCAAAGAAGTTGCACCGAGTACTTATGATTCTTATAAAGGCCATGTTTACAATCATATCATTCCAAAATGGGGCCAAATTAACCCAAAAGATATAAATACAAATATGCTTAAAAAGTGGATTGAGCACTTAAAAGATAGCTTAAACAATAAGACCGTACGGGAAATTATTACTCGTTTTTCGCAGATCCATGCGATATGGCGCGATGAAAGACAAATGCCTTATAACCCATTTGAAAACATTGTAATTCATCAAGTAGATACGCCTGAGCCAGATCCATTTAGCAAAGTTGAAATTGCAATGATCTTAAACACTGAAACGGATCTCGATATTCAAAATTTGTTGCCTTGTCTATTCTGGACTGGCCTTTCAATGTCGGAGCAGATCCCGATCGCTTGGGAAGATATTGACTTAGAGAAGGGTACTATCCAAATTTCTAGATCTTATGTCCGGGGAATTTATCGGGTAACCAAGAATCGACGTAGAAAGCGGAAAATCAAACTTCTTGAACCGGCAATTACGGCTCTCAAAAAACAATATCAAATCACAGGTAATGCTCGAGCGAAAACAATTGAAGTACTTCAGCGTGACAATAAGACCAGGAGAGCCGAAAAAGTTCGTTTTGTCTGGATTAACCACGAACGGTTGAATCATTTTGAATACCACGAATTACGCTATCGTTGGAATAAACATTTAAAGAAAGCAAAAGTTCGGAAACGTGGAATTAACCAAGGTCGACATACCTTTGCAAGCCAACTTCTAACGTCTGGCCAAGTTCCTCCAGAGTGGATTGCCGAGCAGCTTGGCCATAGTGATACATCTATGATTTACAAGCATTACGGTAAACTTATCGCTGAAGATCTTCCCGACTACATTACCAAGCTAAATAACTACATCACGATGTAA